CAGATTGCTCGCCGTAATTAAGGTCAACATAAGGGCGAATTAACTGTTGATTAATCACCGCTTCTAATTGTTTTATATCTGCGCGCAGAATGTCATTGCGCACATCGTTATGCACCTGTGCTTGTGATCGGCTGGCACCATCGTCTGCCGTCATGGTCTGGCCGATCACGCCTTTGGAAATTTGTTTATCCAGAAAAACGCAGAGGCGCTCAAACAAATCATTGCCGCCAGAACCCTTACCGCCTTCATGAAATTCAATTTTCATGGAGTCTGGCATAATGGCTGCTGCATCACTGCCAAGATTTGCAACAGCAGAGCGCAACGTATTTTTTTCTTCTGCTGTGGCATTGCTGTGATATTTGCCCACACGAATCGGCATACCAAACACTTCGGCAAACGTCATCCAGTCAGACAGTGCCCATGATTTACACATATAGGATGTAGCAGCCAAGCGCGCCAGTGCGCCGCGCACTGGCAAACCAGACTTAATGCGTGGCATGTGAATCAGAAACTTGAAGGGTTTTAGTGGCTCGCCAAACGGATTGTTATCCGTCATCAGCAGAAGATTTCTACCCGTGACACGATCCAACTGAAAAAATCGCGGGTCACGCCATTCAAATCGCATTGGCCACCATTGCTGTGCGGATGTGTCCCACACCTGTTCAACAGCAGAATAACCTTTGCCCAAACCATCCAATAAATCTTCAATGAGCGCACCAATATCGTGTGTATCCAACATGGTGCGCACATCATCAGCAATTTTTACATCGTCAGCAGAATCCGTTGCCGATTCAATTTCATGTTCAATGCCAGAAGCTGCGCGTTTGCGTGTGCCAAGCACAGAGGCATAGTGCGGGTCACGCTCTTCCATTTCTTCGGCGAGGGTTAAGAACTCATGGTGCTCACCGTTGGATGCATTTTGTAAAACCATAGCCAGTCGCATCGGTGTCAAACTGGAAGCCACAGAACCGTGCGCCCAAATGTTGCGCATTCCAGTCATTTGCGCATCAGCCATGCTGGTGGTGAGTAAGTCGTATTCAATGGGTTGGCCGTAGGCATCAACCAGTGTGCTTTTTTTTCTAATCGTGTTCATCACAACACCCCTCTGCGATTGCCAAACCCTGCCGTGCATTGCACAGGTCTGTGATAACTGTCATCACCAGCTTTTGTTTTGGACACGGATTCATAGTGGTAATCAATGGTTTCCATCAATGAAGCAAACACCGCCATTGCAATAGCAATTGCCGCGTCACCGTGTCGCCGTTTCTTGTTGTCACCCGTGTTGGTGTCAGGCACTTTGGCAATGCCTTTGATTACCTGAATGGCGCGCAAGTCATTCAACACATCAGCATCTTTAGGCAGCGTGATTTCACGGTCTTCAAATTTTGCTTTCAGCTTTGGCATATTTTCGAGATACCACTGTTGGCTGAGCATCACCGTGGCAATGCGGCCAGAGCCATATCTGAAGCTGGATTGTTCTGCTAAATACTGTCCGTTACCTCTGGCATCAAATGCGCCAGCAATAAATTTTGGCAAGCGATCAATAATGTAATTGACTGCTTGTTCTTGTTGTTTGAAAGGCACATTGCGCAACTCAACCAAAAACGGCACACGGCGGTGCAGGTTTTGTTCAATTGTCATCGGTGCAAACACGGTCAAGTCCGCGTTGCGCGCAAAGTCTTCACCAAAGGCGTGTGCACAATTGGTGGGCAAGGCAGTGAGTAGGGCTTTCAGGTTTTCATCCAACCAATCGCGCATCTCTGCTTCGCGCATGTGTTCAGGCCACAAGTTAAATTCAGCAGAACCTTCAAACCGCAACACGGGTAATGCCGCATCCATGCTGGCTTCAATCAGTGCGCGCGATAAATAAGCGCCACCACCTTGTTTAGGCACACAGTAATATTCTTCCAATGCATCTTCTTGCGTGGCCGTGTCGCGCAGCAGATCGCTTTTCCATTTTTCTTCTGCGTCTAATGACCACGCTTTGCCCGTCACCTGACAAATGCGCTGATACAAACCATCATTGCACGCATCGTCCAATGTGATCCGGTGAACGGAATAGCGTTTCTTTCCGGCAAGGCTGTCTTGTATCAGTTCGTTAAACAGGTTTTCAGCACCATTGTGCGTTGAGATCAATCGAACTTTTGCGCCCCACATCGTGAGTGCGAGAGCCGCTTTCAAAACTTCTGCCAAATGCTCATGAAAGGCCGCTTCATCAATGGTCACATTGCCTTGCATGCCGCGCAGATTAGAAGGGCGCGAACTCAACGCTTGAATCTTGAAGCCAGAGTGCGGGAAGTTCACCACAAAGGTCAGGATTTCTTTATCGCCTTCGGCATCCGTATCCATGAAGATTTCTTCGGCGATTTCTGTGGCTGCACGGTTAAAGTTTCGTGACCACATCGCGCAGGCATCAATGAACTCACGCGCCATCTCTTTGTTTGAGCCAACATAAAAGCAATTGGTGCCACCATTGTTTTTTGCCGTGGCAGCCGTCAATACATCGTCAGCCGCTTGTGCCCAGGTCAAACCTGTACGGCGTGATTTCACGGCAATCTTTAAGGGTGAATCGTCTGCCACCCAACGCTTCTGGTAGCCCAGCAATAAATTATTGGGATCAAAAGAGCGCACGGCATCCATCAGACTATGCCCAGAATGCGTTTTTTGATTTCTTCCACGCCTTCTGCCGTCATACCGCGATTAACCAGCGCCTTACCAGCCTCGGCCGCAGCTTCACGCTTGGCTTGGTCACGAATTTCCGTTTCGCGTTTTACATTGTCGCTGGCGGCTTTCTCTAAACGCATCATGGTCAGCGATAAATCTTTCAGCATTTCCACCACGCCAGGCATGGCTTCAGGGTCACTTATGTCTTGCAACTGCAAAGACATATCAAACGCCAGTGTGCGCAAAATCTCATTGATTAAATGCCCCACTTGCCCTTGTGGTTGCGCGCCGAGTTTCGCAATCCACATTTCAGCCATCGCGCGTGATTGCTGTAACTTTTCACCAACACGATCCATACGCAATGAGTAGCGGTTCAATGCTGATTTGCTGATGCGATCTTCATGGCCTTGTTCCACCAGCAACCCGTTGATGCGCGCAACAATGTCCAACTGAATGCAGCGCGGGTCGCGCAGCATGGCTTGCAGATTTTCCAGAATATCCGGCGGCAAGGTTTCAATACTGCTTTTGCGCGGCATGGCATCAACCCGGTTGAGGGCGTTTTACGCCATGCACAAAGGTGCGACCGAGTGCAGCGTCTTCACCACGCGCTGTCAGCTTCACAATCCATACCGTATCCGCAATGCTGATAGTCACTAGCTGTTGTTCTTCCAGCCATTTCAATTCAGAGCGGCAACGATCAGTAGAGATATTGTGACCAAAGTATTCCAGCGCGCGCTTTACCACATACTCGTTGTGGCTGTAATCCACATCCTGTTCCAGTGATTTCAAAATCACCAGCCGCATGTCTTCGGTGACCAATTCGGCAAAGTTCATGGCTTAACGCCTACAGTCAGCAAGTGTTGTTCGATAAGGCGCAGGGTGTGACCGTGACCATTCATAGAACCAGCAATTTGCTGTAGCTGTGAATTAATGTCATCCATGCGCTTGTGCAGTCGAGTTAAGTCGCTGTGAGTGGGCATGTGTTTAATGCTTTCTTCAATGCGCAGCAAGCGCTTATCAATATCGTCAGAAACTTGTTTTTGTAAGATATTGTGAGAGGCTTTTAATTCGTGAACACTGAGTTCTATTTCATCATCGTTGTTATTGGCAGATTTCAGCGCGTTATCCACGGCCGCGGTTAAATCGTCTTTAGAAACAAACTGCTTTTTTAGTGACCAGCCCACCCACATCGTGATGCCTTGCAGTACCACCACAATCACTGGCCAATAATCCAAAATCGTTCTAATCATTTGTTCAATCCTTGTTGTAGCGTGGGTTAGTAAGATTCCAATGCCGTGCGGCAAGAGCGATAGGCGGCGCTCAGTTGTTCAATGCTGTTTATGGCGCTTGCAAGGCGTGCAGAATTAGCTGCTGGTAATACCCCGTAGGTTGCGGCGGTGTTTCCCGCACCAGTGTGGGCAGAGGCGGTTTTTTGATGGCGGGTGCCACTACCACCGTCCCCACGGGGGCAGTCGATGCGCACGCGCACAGGGCGCTGGTTAAGCTCAGCAGTAAGCCGATCAATTTCAGTTTTGGCATGCGCATCTTTTTTCTCCAACTCACGGTATGCGTTATCAATAACAGCCTGCTTTTCATCGCGTTCAGCCGTCAGGGTGTTTAACAATTGTTTGGCGTGTGCTTTTTGCTGTTCCACTTTGCCGGTGATCTCACCAATGTCAGTCGAGAGGGATGCTTTGCCGCTGACATAGCCCAAACAAAAAATCAGCACCAGCACCGCAATGCCAGCAATAACCGTGAAAACTTGTGAGGTGATAGACGGCATGGGCTACTCCTGTGCAGCAATGCATTTTTGGTAGCGAATTTGTTGGCGCGTCCACACGCCTTTACAGCCGTTTACACCCCAGTTTTTTGGGTTCTTACAATCGCGGCCATCTTGAAAGCGCCATGCGAGTAGAGCATCGCACGCTTGTTGATATTCACCGGCCAGCAATCGTTTGCGCATGGAAGATTTATTCCAATTGCTTGCGCCGTATTGCCCAACAAAATCTAGGTAGAGGTCATATTCTTCTTGGTGCAATTTCACATCTGGCAAAGATTGCCGAAACTGCTGTTCGTCTTTGTTGGCTAAGTTGCGCGCTAATTGCGCGGCGCGGCTGCGAGTAATGGCGGGGTCAGAAAGTTTTACGCGTGCTCCATTTTCGTAATGCGTGGAGCCGTGGCCAATGGTTGGCACATCGCCCTTGGTGGGAATATACGGTTTGGCGCTAAAGCCTTCGGATGCTAACCAAAACGCAAAACCTGCCGCGCTCATGGTGAGCGTGGCAATGGCACTGCGTTTGGTGGTGAGTGGGTTGGATGTAATCATGCCTGCATCGTGCAGGCTCGCGTGCGCGCGTGGAATACTGAACAAATTCAGTAGTGACCGTCCGTGGTCTTTTGGTTTTAGGCAGCTTGCGCAGTATCCGGTTTGAGCTGCAAGTATTCTTTTACAGCGGGTGATTTATCATCGGAACAGGTCACACCGTCCCAAAATAAACCCGTTGGCGCATCGCTGCAATTTTTGAATTGAATCAGTTGGCGTGCTGAGCCGCACGGCGCATCAATCAAACCAAAGTCCACGCCATCGTGCAACGATACACCCAAATAGTGTTTGCCGTTGTGGTTGATGGGGATGGTGTAATTCACAGCAGGTTTTTTACTGGTTTTTGCCATTGTCATATCCTCAAAAATACCAGTGGCCGACTGGCACGGTTAGCCGCCAAATAAATCCGGCTGCATTTCTCTCAGCGTGTGCGGGCATTTGGCGATATACCAAATGGTTCGCTCACTGAGTTGGTATTCACGCGCCAAGCGTGCGGCGGGTTCCGTTTCCAGCCGCTTGGCAATTTGTTTGTTGCGAATGTTGCGCAGCGCTTTGGATAAGCGCGCAATGTAAATTTTTGAGCCGCCGTATTTGGCAATCAGTTTTTTAGCCGCTTCTTCACGCAGCACTTGGTTTATCGTCATATCCACATGGAATGTAGCTGGCACAAACAAATCCACCCCGCCATAGGCTTCCACCAGATCCAGAGTTTCTCGCCAACCAATTTCTGCGCAAATTTCTGCCAACAAGGGCGGCAAGTCTTCGCTGTAAATGGCGAGTTCAGCGGTGTTCATGTGTCAGCCATCACTGTTTTTTCTGCGCTGGTGAATCGCCAACGCGCCAATGAGTTTGAATAACTCTTCGGCAGGCAGCCATTCCCAACGCTCCACACCAAACATGCGCATCGCCATGCTGTCGGCGTAGGTGTCTGGATATTTTCCATCGGCCAACAGTGCTTTCACTTTAGAAGCCAGTGCTGTTTTGTCTTTTGCGGGCGTGGTGCGTTTGATTTTGCTGGTTTGAAACCGCGCGCCGAGCATCACCATGTGCTGCAAAACGGTTTGGCGGCCTTTCGCATCGAGTTCAGCAGCAGACTTCACCTTGGCCACCTGCCACAGCATGGCGCGGTAAACATCGTCATCCATGTGCAGCAGCTTCTTGCCAATATGAATTTTTGCCATATCAGCCTTGTGCACATCAGCGTCAGATTTTGCAAAGAGTGAATTCCTTGTTTTTCGCATCACCATTTCCCCGGAAACCGCTTGGTGATTTTCCATGCCCTCAAAATGTCTCCTGTCAAAACAAGAGGCCAAAATAGCGCCAGCAAAACCTCATCAGCAAAGAGAAATCGTGTGCGCTCGGTTAAGCACCGCCTAGCGGCTTCCGCCAAACAATGCAGTGCAGCAAAGAGGTAAAGCAAGGCAAGCAAATTGAATAGCGTCATGCATCACCTCACAGCGCAGCAATATCAAGCGTTAAAGGCTGCCACTGGTCAGTGTTGCCCACACGCTCGTAGATACGAAAATACATTTTGCTGCTGGCAATCGTTACGCTGTCACGAATGGCTGCCATGGCTTGCAGCCACTGTTCATCGTGAATATCCAGTTTGCTTAAACTCAGCACGCGGCCAGTGTTGATCTTGCCGGTTTTGTCTGTTTGAAAAGCACCTTGAATCAGTGCGCGCACTTCGGGGCTGGTGCCATCTGTCCAGCGGTGTATGCATTCATCAATCAGTTCTTTCGCCGCTTGTAAACGTTCATCAAACGTAATGGAATCTGAGTTGGCGCGCACCAGCTTATGGCGACCGTCATAGCTGGTGAGCGTGACGTTGCCTTTGTATCCGCCAATTTTGCAGTCGTATTCTTCTGCGGATACAGACACCAGCGCAGCAATATCTTCTGCCACGCGCTTTTTGAATACGCGCAAATCACTTTGCAATGCCGCCGCCGCATTCACCGTGCTCATAACCAATTCATCACGCAGGCGGTCGATAGGTTTTACTTTTTCGATTGGCACAAGGTGGCCTTGTGCATTGGTCATATATCCCACAGGTGCGTTCATAGCCATTACCTCCATTTAGTCCAAGTCACCAAGCATTCACGGTATTCAACAAAAAACTGGCTGAATGGCCGTTGTTTTACTGGGCATTTGCTGTGGTGCATTTGCCAGTTTTTAGAGTTGAATGCGGTAAATTTTTGCGTGGCGGGCGTACACATAATTTCGATCACGGGTTTTGCACCCTGCACGGTGATGCAAAAAATATGCATGCCCAGTTGATCCAAACCATCTACAGCCACTTGTGCGCATGCCGCCATGCTTTGCAGCGCGCGGTTGTTGTAGTCTGTTGACGGGTTTCGTGGTGGCAGTGCGGTGGTGTTTTCTGCAATGGCAGTTTTCATACGGCTTCCTCGTGGTTGAGATGTTGCAGTGATTGGTTGTTAGGGCAGGTGGGGCAGGTGCGGTACATCTGCACACGCATGGGGTTGGTGGCGGCAAACGGGCGGCCTTGTTGTTCAATGCAGCGGTTGCGCGGAATTGCACCCACTACAGGGCACATCACGGTTGCACCCATGTACATGCCTTCCACTTTGGCGCGTACTTTTTCGTTATCGCCTGGGTAAGTGCCTTTCAACACTTGGTTAATCACGCTGGGCGAGTAGCCCAATTCCGTAGCCACCACGCGTTGCGTGCGCTTTTGGCATTCTGTTTCTAAAACGTGTAGCCATTCTTTTTTGTCACTGGCAATGGTGTTCATCAGCGCTTACCTCTGTTTTTCAAGAATGTGTTTGGTGTTGTGGTCATACAGCGTGCCGTCTGCACGGAACGAGGGTGCATGTGGCCCCAAGTCTTTGGTGAGCTGGTACTGCTTGCTGCCTACCACCACGCCAAATTTTTTGAGCGTGGCTATCAGGTTTTTCGCCGTGCTTTTTTCAGCCTCGGCCACCGCCGCCAGTTGCACCACATCAAACTGGCGCAGTATCCGCATGCCTTGCCACAGCCGTTGGCGTGAAGAACGCGCCGCATTTTTGGCGCGATTTTTTCGCGGGTAGTACGGGAATTTGTATTTGCGTTGGTACATGCATCAACCCACTTTGCTGTTCAGCACAACAGGAGCTTCTGCGGGCGCAGGGCGTGCAGGTTTTTTCACCGGCAGGTTGTTGCCAATCGCCACCGGCGCGCCTTTGAAGAAATCTGCGCCGTGCGGCCAATCCAAATCTTCCATCACGGTGAGGCCTTTTTTGCGCGCGAGTTTTTCAATTTCACTCAAGCCCACCACCAAGCGGCGCACTTCGGCACCGCCGGTAAGGTTGCCGTTGCGGTCTTTGGGGCAGGCAGCGGTGTAGAGCCTATCCAGTAAATCGTCTGCTACGGTCACTTCGCAATTTTCACGCGCAATCATGCGCGCATCGCTCATGTCCAAGCCTTCAAACTTTACCCACTGTGAAACGCGGCCAGCAAAGCGCGCGTTGTGTTTAATTTCTTTTTCAATGCTCGGCTCGCCAATCAACACCACCGGCACCGTGCTGAGGTCGTGAATATCGCGCAGCGTGTCTACCAGCGCGCGTTTGTCCATCAAGTAATCCGCTTCATCAATAAACAGCGGACGCTGTGTAATGGTGAGCGCATCCACAATCGCATCCAAAATGGCGGCATTGGTGCCTTTGGCCGCCACATCCAATTCGCGTGCAATGGTGGTCAACATCGTCTTGGCAGACCACAAGCGCAACGCGCGCACATACACGCCATTGCGTGCAATGCAAAACCAGCAAGTGGCGGTAGATTTGCCGTAGCCCGTGGGTGACCACACCAAACCAATGCCTGGCATGCCGTGTGGGCGGTTCATTAATGCATCACCTGCTGCTTGCAGGCGGCCAACATTCGCAATGGGTAAAACCACAGATTTCATACATCACTCCTCGTTAGGTAAAGCTGTCAGCGTTTAATCCAAAACTGGCGAACATGTCTTGCATCGATAGGTATTCGTCACTGCGTTTGTATACAGCCAACCCGTCACGCTCTTGCGGCGAAACCCATTGCCCTTGTGTGATACGCATTTCAATGCGCAGCCACGCGGCGTGGTTTTTTCTGGGGTCATCAAAACTCTCTACGGGCGCAGTGGTGTGCAGTGGTAGATGGGTGACGGGGGCAATGCTTTCAGTGACGGGCATTTGTGCAGCAGCTACTGCGGCTTCATTCAGCCCGTCAGAGATATAAGCCACTTTGCGGTGCGGTAAGCGTGCAATGTTGTTGTCTTGTTCGTGCGCGCTAAGAATTTCTTCGGCAATGTCTTTGGTTTTTTCTTTGCGCGCTGCTGCCTTGAATGCAGCCTTGGCTGCTTGTGTGCGCTCGGCTTGCCGCGCACTGGCAACAGCCGCCACTTCTTTGCGGTCTATATCGCGGTATTCTGGCGCTTCGGCAATGCAAATAAATTGTCCATGATGAAACACATACACCAAACCGAGTTTTTCAGTAAAGCGCACATGCACGCGTTCACCCACATCCACCGCTGAACCAAACTCCGGTGCAATGTAAAAAATGCCATCAATCTTTAAACCTTTCTTGGTGATGGTTGCCATGCCATCACCGCGCGGTGCTTCTGCCAACAACACATCCAGTGCGCGTTCGTCTTCAATGCTGCGTATGCCGCCCCGCCAACTGGCCAGCATCTCAAAGGGTGTGCATTTCAAGCCATCGTGTTTGCGTTGCAGGTATACATTGGTAATCCAGCGGTCACAAAAGCGTTGCAGCTCTTCTGCCGTCATGTTGATTTTCACCACGCTATCTTTCTTGAACAAACGCTCAGAGAAAGATTGCCGCGCGCGAATCGCTTGCCGGTCAGTCACATTGTGGCCAATGTAATTTGGCAGCAATTCCACCAGCCCGTGTGAAAAGGTTTTGAAGAAGCGCTCAATGTGCGGCTTCTGGTCGCCCGAAAACGGCTGGCATTTTTCATGCACCACGCCCAGCGTTTGAAACACACGCACCATGTGCTTGCTGGTGTAGTCGCTGCCGTTATCCGTTTTGGCTATTTCATTCACACCCCATGCCAATAATGCTTTTCTGTAGGCCAGTGCTACGGCTGCGGCTTTGCTGGTTTTGCTCACCAGCATGAGTGGGCGGCGGCTGTACACATCAATCACACCAATAATGCAGTGTCTGCCGTCTACCAATTCCACATCAGCCGGTGTGGAATCCATTTCCCATAATTGGTTTAGCCGCTCTACGCATTCACTGCGCGAGCCTTGCGCTACCATAAAGCGGTTTTTCCACGCATCGGGGTTGGCAATGGCAGTAAACAGTTGTTTGTTTTCTGCTTTCCAGTTGTTTAGCCACGCATGCAAGCGGCGCAGTGAAGGCAGTTCTATCTCAGTATTTTTAAAGCGTGCCTGCGCTGCGGTGTACACATGCTCTGCATTGGCATGTGGGTAATCTGTGAGCATGGCGAGCACAAATTGCTGCAAGGCAGGCTGTTTATCTACCAGTGATTTTTTGCCGGTGGTGTATTTACCTGCCAACGCTGCGGTGCCTTCTTGGGCGAGCGTTTTGCGCCAGCGGTAAATACTGGCTGGGTGAATATCGGCAATCAGTGAGGTGATGGTGGTATCCATTACCGCTGTGCCAGCGTTGTAAGCCGCGCAAAATTGCACAATGGCTTTTGATGGCACGAGTGGTGATTGTGCTGTGTATTCATCCAGCGCAGTGAGAATAGCCAGCCGTGCATCGGCGCGATTGAGCGCTGTTTTATTCAGAGATAAAACCGCCTTCAAACCCTGTTCAACCGCGCGTTGTTGCGTGGCGGTATCTACAGCGGTGGTAATAGCCAGTTCGCGCCCAGCCACCGCACCCTCTTGTGCGGCATCCGTTTGCTTATGTTTTTTGGCAGAGTGTTTTCGCAAGTGTTGTTGCGTGGCGGTAGAAAAATTACTGATGTGGTATTCCAAACCTTTGCCGTGCTTGCGTTCTTGCGAGAGCCAATGGTTAGCTTCTGCCGCAAGGCGCACACCGCGCGATGTGGTGGGCAGCCCAGGCACACCAGCTAGTTCTGCTGTGCTAAACCACTCTTTCATGCTGCTATTCCTTGCATTGGGTGGGTACTCACCCTGTTGGTATGCTGTGCGCGTGACCAAACACCACACACAACAGGGGAGCGACCCATGAAAAACTTTGGAGAAATGACGATTGCGCAATGTGCAATGTGGCTGCATGAAATGGCGGCGAGCGCGATACACGCAATGCGTGATGCAGAAATAGCTGCCTTGCAGCGTGGCTTGGCGGGGTGTACACCTGAGCGTTGGCTACACGAGCGCAATGAAAAAATCAGTCTCGTTTGGGATTTTCTGATGCGCGATCCGCTCATGTTCAACCAAGACATAACCGCTACTCCGCTTGAGTGTGGGAAAAACAAGTTGGTGGTATGGCAGTTGTGCAGTCTTTGGGCTGTGTTGCTGGATGACTTGAGTGAGAGCCAAGAAGCGCCTGTGCAATGCGCTGAGCTGTCGCCTCCCGCGCTTGCCGCTTCAATTCTTCTTTTACACGCGCAACTCGTTCGGCCTGCATTGCTTTGGCCTTTTCCGCAATCTCACGCATCTCCTTTTGTCGAGTAGTGTTCACGCTTGCTTCCTCCGGTGTTGTGAAGCGGCAGCAATGGGTGTGCTGTTTGCTCGGAAGTGAGCAACAGACAACATTTTTGCTTGTCTTTTAATGATTTCATGTAGTTCATCAACTTTTGATTGATGAACGCTGCCTCGTTTTCCAAAGAATAAATAATCAATGCTGTAGTTGTACTGGCGGCATGTTTCGACTATTTGTTGGTAAGGAATAGTTCTTGATTTATTGAGGTTGGAAAATGTCTCAATATCAATCAAGAGCAGTTCTGCAAGTTGGTTATTGCGAGTACACCCCGAAATTCGTTTAAGTCGCTCCATTACTCTGTTGTAGTGTGGTTCGAAAAAACCATCTGCCCGTTGTTTCCTTCTGATTACGTCGAGGTTCATGCCTGCTTCCTCTTGCGAGTTGGTTTGGGTTCAGCGATTCCAGCGGCGGCGATAATGCGTGCGCGTAACTTGATTGCCGCTGGAAAGGTTGCTTGGCCATCAATGGCCTTGGCGGCATAAGAGCGATCAACACCGGCATCGCTACACCAGCGATGAAAGCTGGTGCCTTGAGTGAGAAATGCCATGCGCACTTGTAATAGCAGCGGCTGGTCTGTTGTGGTGCGGCTCATGTTGCTAGACTCCCGTTCTCGGTATGCGGGCAATGATGGTGGAATTATTCCACCATGTCAATGGATTAATTCCACTTTTTTTGGGGGCGGGCGGCGTTGATACAAGAAAGGATCAAAGAAGTTATGAATACAGCAGGTCTTACGATGGAACAGTTTGCTGCCCGCCTTGGAGAGAGCAATGTTCAGCGTCTTAAGGATGTGTTTAGAGGGAAGCAGCGTCCACCGTCAGAAATGCTAGCCGCAGTGATTACGGAATTTGGTGCAGACGGAACATGGCTGTTAACTGGAATAAAAGCAGGGCAATTGGCACCTAGGGAGTCGGCGCTGCTTGATAACTACAGACACACAGATGAACGCGGAAAAAAGATGCTGGAAGCGGCTGCGCTAGAAGCTACGAAACCAGTGAAGAATAAGAAGGCGGTTTAAATTTTATGGCAAATAAGAAAAACAAAGAGTTGTACACTCATTCGGTGTCTTGCAATGGCGTGACGATTACCATGACGCATGGAGTTCAGTATCAAGTTTCAGTGTTGGATAAGGAAATAGCAGATTTGCATAAAAAGGCAACTGCTCAAAAAAAAGAAAATAAAATTGATTTGGCAATTGAAACCTTAAAAAAAGCCAACGAAAAAATGCAGAAATCTACAACAGAATACCCTGTAGAAAGTTGGTTAAGACTACCAAAATACCTGCAAAAGGCTGGTCGGTTTCAAGAAAGCCTAATATTTTTTGGGTATGTGATTAAACAGTTGGAGGTTGAGCACAGGGCTCGTGTTGCTAGAGATATAAAAGGTGACAGATATTTTAAGTCAATTATTTTTCTGAAGCACAATGAGTTGATTCATGTGTTTAAAAGCCTAAGCAAATATTACGAGGCTATTGGAGATACAAGTAAGTCGACTAAGGCTATGCGTATATGCAGTGTGTTATCTGTAAGGGCTAAAGCTGGTATGGCTGCTCATGATATTGCAATGAAAGATTGGTATAGCAATGCCAGACATTTGAGGTGGAAAAGGAAGGGTTAATAATCCTTGGTTGGTCAGGCTGGGGCAGATATGAAGGTGGCGATGTGAGTGCGTGGGTTTTTATCAAAGGAGAATTGTGAGTGGCTTCTAAAAATAAAGATGTTCTGGATATTGTTATTAAGAGTGAGGAAGATGCTTATGCCATCCTTGAAATGGCAGCTCGCAACGAGATTGGTGACTATGGTGCAATTCGTTTTGATGGGTGGCCAACATTAAGTATTTACTTGAAGGGGGAAAAGTTTGAACAGAGCATTACGCCGACGGTAATGAAGGGGTTGCTTGAGCTGCAACGCGGTGTATATCGGTCGTATGCTTCGGCTAAATTTAATACTCCAAACAGGCGACTATCAGATCAGGAAAGAGATGAGCTTGAAATAAAAGTCTCTGTTGGTGGTGGTTCATCTTCTTTTGAAATAAACTTCCAAGAAATTGCAGTAAAGCTAATCGAACAACTGGGGCCACGAATGAACCCAACTGAAGTTTTATATACAGTCGTTTCAATAGCGGTGCTGTATTTTGGTACATCTGCTTATAGAAGCTATCTCGAAAATAGAAAGGATATTCGTGCTAGAGAAGTTTCCGATGAAACGCAAAGAGCAACACTTGAGGCGATGAAGTTTGCTTCTGAACAAGAAACTAAAAGAACGGCAATTATTGCTAGTCTCGCAAGCCAAGATCAGCGCGTTGAAAGCATTGCCAATATTGCTCACGATGCCCATACAGAAGTGGTTAAATGTTTATCTGCGGGAACAGAGGCTAAGCTGGATGGCATCAATTTGCCCCCTGAAGTCTCTGAGGTGTTGACGCAAAATGCACGGCGACAATCAAGTGATGTTCGTCTGGATGGCACTTATAGAATTTTAAAGCTGGATTGGTCTGACCCTGTGCGGTTTAAGGTGAAAGTGCAAAACATAAAAACAGGCGCGCAAGTGGATGCTGAAGTCCAAGATGATTCGCTAACCGGCAAATACAAAGATGCCTTGAAGGCGGCAGAGTGGAGCAGGAAGCCGGTTATTCTGCATATAAATGCCAAACAAATTGGTGATGATGTGATTCGTGATGCCACGGTGATCTCGGCTGAGCTGCTGGCAGAAAGTGACAGCCCTGAGTAGCGCCATGTCCGATTCGGACACCTAGTTTGCGAGAAGAATCGGACGCGGGCAGTTCCCATTCTGCCATTAGGTTTGCGAATGCCGTCTAGAACGCGCGCCATGCCACGATCTCAGCCTGCCCGCCACCCTTGTGCCAGATTTTTATTAAACACAGAGTTAAACGCGTTTCTAGGCGATTTGGAGCGGTTGGTGGGGTGGCAAGACGGGTGGTTTTGCTGCCGCTGTCCATTTTCCCCATTTTGAGTACTGGTTTGGTTGTTTTTTGTACAATGCGGCAGCATTTGCCCACATCTGCGTTCTTTGGCTATTGTATGCCTACGCCATCGGTTGCTACCGCTCCCCGCCATCCCCCTTGTCACCCACATAGAAGCTACTGAAAAGCTTCAGGCTGCCAGTCGCGCGCGCAGGCTGCGACAGTGGCGGCATGAAAAAAACTTCTGCCATTGTTGCTCTCTGCTTCCAGCTTCCCGCTGATGGGTCTATCCCTGAGTGGGTCATGCTGGTGCCAGCCGCGCGTTTTGCTGGCCGTGATGGGCGTGCCTGGATAAACGATCAGCCCGATCAAGTCATTGCCAATATCCGAGCCACTGGCCGCGATGTGGCGCTGGATATTAATCACGCTACCGAACTCAAAGCCCCTGCCGGTGAAGAATCACCCGCGCGTGGCTGGTTCGCTGCGCGCGACTTTGAAAATCGCGGCGGTGCCATTTGGGGTCGGCTAACGCTGAACGCCAAAGGGCGCGAGCTGGTAGAAGGCAAAGAGTACCGCTACCTGTCACCCGCCATTGTCTTTGATCCCAAAACCAGCCGTGTGCTGAGCGTTAGCAGCGTGGCGCTGACCAATCAACACAATCTCGATCTTCCCGCCCTCAATCACGAACAAACCCAACACCATCAGGAGACTGACATGGACTTAACCGCTATTGCCCTTGCCCTTGGTTTGAATGCAGACGCATCGCAAAAAGACATTCTGCTTGCGATTGCCAAACAAAAAAGTGACCACGCCACGGCGTTGAATGCCGCACAAATGCCGGATCTGGAAAAGTTTGTGCCGCGCGCAGACTTTGACCAAAAAGCAGAAGTGGCGCTGAACGCACAAAACGCGTTGAACGCACTGAAAGAATCCATCTTGAAAGCAGAAGTAGAAGGCTTGGTGGATGACGCAGTGAAGGCGGGCAAGGTGGCTCCCGCTACCAAGGATTTTTATGTGGGTCTGTGCATGCAAGAAGGCGGCGCAGAAAAATTCAAAGAGTTTCTTGCCAAGCAGCCGGTGGTAGTAGCGCCGGGCAGTGAGGATGCCACTGGCGCGCCTGCCAGCAGCGTGGCGCTGAATGCAGAAACCAAAAAAGTGGCTGGCTTGCTGGGTGTTTCTGAGGAAGACCTCAAGAAATACAGCCCAGTGGCTGCGTAACTCAACCCATCACATCTGAACTCACAGGAAGGAAAACATTATGCCTCTCACAACTGATCGCAACACTCCCATGAAAGATGCTGAATTGGTGCCGCTACCCATGGCAGCCGTGAAAATTTTTGCAGGCGCGTTGGTAGCAGCAGATGCCTCTGGTTTTGTCACCAAAGGCGCAACGGCTACCACGCTCACTTATTTGGGACGCGCAGAAGAAAGCAAAGACAACAGCGCCGGTGCTGCTGGCGCGCAAACCATCACGGTGCGCCGTGGCAAAGCGTTCAAGTGGAAAAACAGCGGCGCGGATGCGGTAACGCAAGCGAGCGTGGGCAAGGTTTGTTACATCGTGGATGACGAAACCGTGGCCGCCACGAATGGCACCAACACGCGCTCGGCAGCGGGCGTGGTGGTGGGCTTGGATAGCGATGGCGTGTGGGTGGAATAACCCCGCGCCGTTTGAATTGAACTGGATTTAACAACCATTCGCGCACTGCGCAGGAGAACATTATGTTGATTAATAAAGAATCGTTAGCGGCCTTGTTTGTATCGCTAAGTGCTGTATTTAACAAAGCGTTTGAAGCTGCGCCTACGCAGTGGGAAAAAATTGCGATGTTGGTGCAATCCACCAGCGGCCAAAATGATTATGCGTGGCTGGCTAATTTTCCGCGCATGCGCAAATGGCTGGGTGACAAAGTGGTGAAGTCTCTGGCTGGCCACAAATACACCATCGTGAATGACGATTGGGAAGCCACGGTAGAAGTAGACCGCAATGACATTGATGACGACAACCTCGGCATCTATGGGCCACAGGCGCAATCGGCAGCCATGAGCGCCAAACAATTGCCGGATGAAATTGTGTTTGATCTGGTGAATAACGGCTTCACGGCGCAGTGCTATGACGGTCAATACTTTTTTGATACCGATCATGCTGTAGCCGGTGCCAGCGTCAGCAATAAAATTACGGCGGCTTTGAGTGTTGCTACACAAGCGGCAGCCATTGCCAGCTACGGCGCAGCGCGCACCGCTATGCGCAAATTCAAAGATGAAGACGGCCGCCCGTTGAACATCACGCCAACCATTTTGTTGGTGCCACCTGCACTGGAAGACATTGCTCGCGCCTTGCTCACCAGTGACCGTTTGGACGATGGCAAAACCAACCCCTACAAAGGCACAGCCGAGTTGGTGGTGGATGCGCGTCTGACTTCAGACACCGCATGGTTTTTGTTGGATACCAGCAAACCCGTCAAACCGTTCATTTACCAAGAACGCAAAAAACCGGTGTTTGTACAACAAACAGACCCGCAAGCCGACAACGTGTTCACACGCAAGAAATTCTTGTTTGGTGCAGAAGCGCGTGCCGCTGGCGGCTACGGCTTGTGGCAGTTAGCCCTGGGCAGCACCGGCGCTGGTTGATAGGCCACCTTACAAGGAGGTACCCCTTACCCGCTTCATTGCGGGTTTGGCGGTGCAAACTACGGGAGTTCTCTCATGGCAAAATCAGCAGCACAAGAAAAAAAATCCCCGCAAGAAAAACCTGCGCAAGAAAATTCAGCACAAGAAACGCTAGAGCAAGAAAATCCTACGCAAGAAAAACCAGCGCAAAAGAATAAAAACAAAAACAGTGTAGAAAAAATGTTGGTGCGCGCGCTGGATAAGCGCGGCTTTCGCCGTGCCGGGTTGCAGTTTGATGCAGAGGGTGTGGAGCTGCTGGTGAGTGATCTCACACCAGAACAACTGGAAGCGTTGTGCAGTGAGCCGCGTTTAGCGGTTGAGCCATTGGCTGAGTAATTGCTGCCATGTCATACACCACGCAACAAGAATTGATTGATCGCTACAGCGAAAATGTTTTGCTGATGTTGGCCGATCAAGACAATGACGGTGTGTTGGATGCCGTGGTGATTGCCGAAGCGATCACCGACGCCTCAGAGCTGATGGACAGCTATTTGGCCAAGCGTTACACGCTGCCACTGCCGGTTGTGCCGATGCCCTTAAAACGCATTTGTGGAGACATCACGCTGTATTTGTTGTCGGGCAATGGCACGGTAACGGATGAGCGCCGCAAGCGTTATGACGATGCCATCAAGTTTTTACAGGCATTGGCAAAAGGCGATGCCACTTTGGGTGCAGGCGTGGAACAAGACAACGCTAACAGCGTGGGGCAGGTGGAGCTGGATAGCAACCCGCGCATTTTCACACGCAGAACATTGCGGGGTGTGATGTGAGCGTTGCGCTGTCGTATGACTTTTCAGACAACGAACGCATTCAGGCAATGTTGAATGCGTTGTCAGATGTGGATTTGGCAGAGCTGGCCGATTTAGTGGCGAGAGAAGCAGAAACCCAAACGCGCCGCCGCATTACCGAAGAAAAAACCTCACCCGAAGGTGCGGCGTGGCCAGAGTGGTCTGAGGCGTATGCGAAAACGCGCAAGAGCGGTCAAGACTTGTTGCAGAGCGAAGGTTTGTTGTTGGCCAGCATTCGTGGTGCCGGTGAAGGGCATGCAGCGGTGTGGGGTTCCAACAGGGTTTACGCCGCGCTGCAAAATTTTGGCGGTGAAGCCGTAGGCATCAACGTACCGGCGCGCGAGTTTTTGGGTTTGTCGGCAGAAAACCGCGAAGACATTGAACATCTTGTTGAAGATTTTTTTGCCGGAGTTGCCGCATGATCGAGAGCGTGCTGCAAGCGGCGGGCGCGGCATTTGCTGCCATTGAAGTGCCGTTCAAACAACAATTATTGCCACTGCAAACCGTGCAGCACGGCGGGCAGTTTGGCGAAGCAGAAATAGAACAACTGCCGATCAAACAGCCGAGTGTGTTGCTCACGGTGTTGTCGTGGAGCCGCATGGAAAGCAGCAAGGTGCTGAGTGGTAAGCCGTACTTGGTGACTTTTGCAGCGGTGATCGCCACGGTCAATGCGGAGCCATTGGCGCGCCGCATGCAGTGTGTATCGGTGGCGGCTGCCATCACCAAACAATTGGAAAACCAATTTTGGTCGCTAGACAGCAACAAAATCAGCGCAGCCAAGTTGGTGCAATCACGCAATTTGTATTCGCAATCGGCACAAAAGAAAGGCGTGTCGCTATGGGCAATTACATGGACGCATGAAATGCATTTGCTGGGTGTACCAGCCAGTGAAGCGCCTGCCCTCTACCGCCTGCACGAAATGCAAATGTCATCCGACATACACGGGTCATTGGATGACGCGCCAGAAATGGAAGGCAGCACGCTGCCGGAATACGGCGACTTAAACCCTGAACCAGAAATGCCTTAAGGAGAAAACCATGACGCAACGCACACCGCCAAAACTGGGAGAGAGTGTTTTTGTGTGGCCAGCACTGCGCACGGCGCGCGATGCACATCGCCAGCCCGTAAAAAATGAAGACGGCAGCGTGAAAAAAGTGCCTGCCTATGTGCGCGGCAGCAACGGCGCGCGCATTACCGAGCGCCAATTTGTTGCAGTGGATTTGCATGTGCTGCAAATGATTCTTGGCGGCAATTTGCAATGGTGTACGCGTGAAGAGCAGCGCGCCTACCTCGACGAACAACAAAACGCCGCACAGCCAGAGCCGGTTGCCGAGCCTGAGCCGCGCAATAAAAAACAAACCACCAAAGCTATTTAATTAGGAGAACGCCATGGCCACTATTGAAAACATCATGCCGGAAAACTTTTTGGTGCCCGGCGGCAAAATGCAGTTTGATTTGACGAATGCCATTCGCGGTATTCGCGGCATGCCGCGCAGTTTGTTGTTGAGCGGCTTTGCCAACATCAATTCGCCAGAGCTGCTCAAAGGCGCAGCCATCCGCGTTACGTCTGAGCAACAAGTAGTCGGCGTGGCCGGCCACAATTCCGTGCTGCATCAAATGTACAAGGCGCTGCCGGTGGAAGTGCGCACGGCGATGCCGGTGCATATTCATCGCCTGGATGAAACCATCGGCACCAAAGCGCAGCAAAAAATGGATTTCACCATGGCAGCACCGCTGGGCATTGATATTGTCGTGAGCATCTTGATTAACGGCTTGGTGTTACAAACGGTATTAACCGCTGGTTCTACCGCCACCAACATTGCCACCGCCATTGCTGCCGCCATCACCGCGCGCAGTGTGGAAGCCAATGCCACGGCCACGGCTACAGCGGGCACGGTTACCGTCACCAGCGCCTTCGGCGGTTATGAGAGCAATGCTTTGTTGTTCTGCGTATCGGGTTTAGAAAAAGCGGATGTGTTGATTGATGGTGTACCCAGCATCGTAACCGCTGGTGCGGGCGATCAAGACCTCAGCACGCTGTTCTCTTACATGCAACAAACCCGCATTACAGAAGTGGCGTGGTGCGGCGCTTTGTCGCCCGCCAATTACATTGTGGCGCAATCGCAATTGTTGAACTTGTGGGCACCTACACTCGGCCGCGATACGCAGTTGATGGAATGTTTATCGGTGCATAACGCAGCTGCCGCTGTCACTGAGCTGTCCACGCGCAACTGCCATCAAATTCACACGCTGGTGTTGAATCTGTATTTGAAATCACCAGTGTGGGCAATCTCGGCTGCCGCCGCTGGTGCAATTGAATACAAAGCGACGATTAAACCTTCGCGCCCGCTGCGTGATTTACCGCTGCTGAATGTCTTGCCCGCCCTGCAAAACTTTTCCGAGCAAGAAGCCAACACTATTTTGATGGAAGGCGGCAGCACCGCGTACAGCGCCGATGGTGTGTTGTACATCCAGCGCATGGTAACGAATTACACCAAAAACAGCGCAAGTGTGGATGACGCGTCTTATCGCAACCTCGAATGGATTAAAACCATGAGCTGGTGGCGCTGGTTTGTGTTGAGTGAATTTGCGCTGAAATACCGCGATTACATGTTGGCCGAAGTGTGGGATGAAGCATTTGAAGGCCAAGATGTGATGACGAATGAACTCGCGCAAGAAATCATCATCGGGCTTTATCGCACCGCTATCGACAACGCCATCATGCAAGACATGGAAGGTTATGTGGCGGATTTGCGCACTGATATTGCCGGTGCATTAGGCCGTCTTAAATACCTCGAAAAACCGCGTTTGATGACGCAGTTGTATCAAGAAGAAGTGACCAGCGAGCCGATTGTCGGTTCGCTGTCTTAATCCGTCATCCACGCATTGTTGAATTAGGAGAAACATCATGGGCAAGAAATACGATCACATGACAATGACCGACGATGCCGGTCGCGTGATTCAGTCGGAATCCGGCACGGTGAAATTGGATAACCCGCTGGGCATGGAGCGTGAAGGCATTGCCACATCAAGCGGCGATCACGCCAGCAGCTACAAGCGCGTGGTGCCTGTTATCACGGGCAACATTGTGTTTGAAGACGGCAAAAAATTGAGTGATATGAATTTCACCAATCGCCGTATCACACTCAAAGACACCACCAGCGGCGCGCGTATCATTTGCCACAAATGCCAAACGCAAAAACTCGGCGCGCTGGGCAAAGACAATCCAGAGTTCAGCATCCTTGTCTTAGGTCAGATTCAGGAGCTGTAACGTCATGGATGACTTATACAGCGTGGAGTTGGTGGAAGGCTTAGTGATTGGCGAGATGCAAGGCACGCGCGCTGTGTATAAGCGCGTGTATCTGCGTGAGTCGTGCGAGCAGTTTTTGCACGATGCCATTCGTCAGGTGCAACAGTTAATGCGTGGTGCCGATGGTCGCATGCATCTGGTGCACAACGATGCGTTGTATGAAGCGGCGCGCATTGCTCGCCACATTGATCGCATCACCGGCAATGGTCCAGAGTTGCGCCAGCCGGATATTGATCTGGCATTGCTAGGAAAAATGCACCCACTGGATGTGGCGCGCATTGCCGAGCAGTTGCTGCATATTGAGTTGGCAGCGCAAGTGCGTTGGGGGCTGATTACACAAGATGAGTACGATCTCATTTTGTTGGGCAAAGTCATCGGCAAAAAACCACTCACGCCGCAAGAATCTTTGCAGGCGCTGAAAAAAATCATCGACAGTATTTCACGCTCTACGCATACATCCATTGATGCGTTGTGTCAGATGCCGCTCGCCGAGCTGGAAGCTACCTTACAAAACCTTGTTGAAACAGCAAACTGACAGGCCGTTCTGCCATGACTGATATGCGGCTCAATTACCACATCAACTTGGCAGGCAATATTGCGCAGCGCGCCAATCAGGTGGGGCGCTCAATCTCAGACATGGCCAAGCGCAGTACGCGTGATTTGGGTGCATTGAGTCGTGGTTTTACACATCTAGAAAACGGCATGGATCGCGTGATGACGCGCACCACTGGCCTGCTCAGTGGCATTGGTGGCGCGGTAGCGGTGAAGTACGTCATGGATTTGGATGAACGCATTACACGTTTAGGCGTGAATGCTGACGCATCGTCGGCGGATATGGCGGCGCTGAAAAAAGAAATTTTTTCCGTATCACAATCGCCAGATATTCGCATCGACCCGTCTGAATTAACCAGTGCGGTTGAACTGATTGTTGAAAAAACAGGCGACTTGCAGTTTGCCCGCCAGAACATGGAAACCTTTGCCAAGGTGATGAGCGCAACAGGTGCCAGCGGTGAAGACATTGGTGCGTTGGGTGCGGAGTTTTTGAAGTTTGGCATTGTTGCCAAAGACGATGTGGCAAAAGCCTTTGCGATTTTGAATGACCAAGGCAAAGCCGGTGCGTTCACCATGAAGAACTTGGCGAGCCTTGGACCACGCGTGGTGTCTGCCTATGCAGCAGCAGGCCGCAGTGGTGTGCCAGCACTGCGAGAAATGGGCGCAGCCTTGCAGGTGATTCGTAAAGGCACCGGCAGCGACGAACAAGCGGCCACGGCGTTTGAAGCCATGATGCGCACGTTTGCCGATGGCGCGAAACTGAAAGAATTCAAAAAAGAAGGCATTCAGTTATTTGATCCAGAAAAACTCAAGAAAGGCACGCGGGAGTTGCGCCCCATCAATGAATTGATGGTAGAGATTATTAGCAAAACCAAAGGCGATTCGGTA